AGGTAAAGGCGAATGGCAAGACATTACAATAACAATGTATGACCCAATCGTTCCTTCTGGTGCTCAACAAGTGATGGAATGGGTACGTTTAGGATACGAATCATTGACTGGTAGAAAAGGTTATGCTGATTTCTACAAAAAGGATATTGATTTTTATATGCTAGGGCCTGTTGGAGATAAAATCGAACAATGGAAGTTGAAAGGTGCATTTATTACAGCTGCAAACTTCAATGATTTGGATTTTTCATCTAATGACCCTGCTGACATTGAATTAACATTAGCATACGATTACGCTATCTTGGAATTTTAAGATATTATTCACTACTATCTATATTAAAAAAGGTTCTCTCATTGAGAACCTTTTTTATTTTATAACTTTTTCATTTCGATATACTTATATATACAACTAATAAAGGTTAAATTATGAGCGAAAAGCAATACGATTTTCCAACGGAAGTAATAGATTTACCATCAGAAGGTAAAGTTTATCCATTGGATAACCCACTATCATCGGGAAAAGTAACACTAAAGTATATGACTGCCAAGGAAGAGGATATCCTATCTTCACAAAATCTTATTAAAAGGGGTATTGTGTTAGATAAGTTATTTGAATCTATTATTGTAGATGATGTAAATATTGATGATATTACTATTGGTGATAAAAACGCAATTATACTTGCAACTAGAGTATTAGGTTATGGGCCTGAATATCCAATGAATTTTTATTCAACACATTTAGGTGAAGAAACTGAAGCTATTGTGCATTTATCAAAGGTAAACACTAAAGAAGTTGATTTATCTCAATTTCATAACAAAAATGAGTTTGAGTTTACAACACCAACTAAAAGTAATAAATTAATATTCAAGTTACTAACACATGGTGATGAAAAAGCAATTGAAAAAGATATTACAGCATTGGAGAAGTTTAATAAAGATTCATCCTTTGATATTACTACTCGATTAAAATATATGATTATATCAGTTGATGGAAACTCTGAAGTGGGTGTCGTTAACAAGTATGCATCTAATATGTTAGTTAGAGATAGTAGAGCATTTAGAAACTATGTTAAAAAAATACAACCGGATATGGATATGGTTTATACCCATATACATTCGGATGGGGAGGAGGAAGAGGTGCCTATTACATTGGGGGTGAACTTTTTTTGGCCTGGGGAAGAATCATAGTTCGTCATTGCACAGTCAAATCTTTGAGATGTGTTACTATGGTAAAGGGTTTACTCAGTTTGATGTATATAAGATGCCAACCTACCTCAGAAACTTCTATTATAATAAATTAGTAGATACAAAGCAGGAAGAAAAGAAGGCAAACGATAAAGCAACTAAAAATATAAAAACTCCATCTAAAGTTAGGATAAGGAAGTAATCTCTTCTATATCCTAACTTTTTCTATTTTACAATATTTATACTTAGATAATTCAATAAACAAATTATGGCACGATATAAAATTTCAAAGAAAAATGTTAATGAGTTTTTTGGTCTTTTTGGTAAAAAGAAAAAGCCAAAAAAAATCGATGATTTAATAAAGAATAATCCACTCCTTCAAAAAATAGATAAAGAAATTGGTGATTTAAACAAAAAAGCATCTAAACATATCGAAAGAGATAAAGTTACTATGGATATACTTAAAAAGTATGGCATACAAATAGACTAAATTACTATATACTTTTTAAATGGCAGTTAACGATAAACTTAATGAACAATATAAAGAACAGCTAAAGTCTGTTCAAGCATTAGAGCGTTTTACTAAAAATATTACTTCTGAACAAAAAGCACAACTTAAAGCCGAAAAAGCTAAATTAACTACAATTGAAAAAAGAGTAGCCGTAGAGGAAGCATATTTTGATTCATTTGATTCGTTTGCAAGAGATTATAAAGCTTTAGGTAAGGATGTCCAAAAACAACTTACAGGACAAGCTAAAGGTTCAAGTTCTCTTGTAGCCTTAAATCAACAAATTGCAAAAGAAAAAAAATTAGAAACAAGATATTCACAACGTACTTCAGATGCTGCTAAAGCCGCGGGTAAAACAACTAAGCAGAGATTAGAAGTTTTAGAATCAATAAACGGAAATTTAACAAATCAAGCCAAAGCAACTCAAACAGCCCAAGATGATTTACTTGGAACAAGTGAGTTAACAAGAGAGTTAAGAGATTTGGAGGCACACAGAGGAGTTCTTACTAACGAACAATTAAAAATAGCTAAGAAGAATCTAGAACTAAAAGACCAATTAAAGCAAAAACAAGAAGTATTAACTGAACTACAAAAGCAGCAAGGTGACGCAATGTCAATGTTACCAGCAGGACTACAATCTGCAATAGGAGGTGCAAGAACACTTGGAAGTGCACTAAAAGTCGGATTAGGTCCTTTATTTGTAATTGGAGCCATTTTGGTAGCTACACTAAAATCATTTACTGATTTAGAAGACTCAGCTAAAGGATTCAGAGAAACAACAGGTTTGACTAACTCTCAAATGGAGGGTATGAGAACTCAGGCAATTGAATTACAAAGAAACCTTGGAATGGCAGGTGTAGATGCTGAAAAGTTATTTGGTACTATGAGTGCATTAACATCTGAATTTAGTGATATAGCTAGATTTAGTGATGAGGTAATAGGTGGATTAACATTATTAAATACTAACTTTGGAATTTCTGCAGACTCTGCCGCAAAAGTACAAGGTATATTTGAACAAGTTGGTGGATTATCCTCAGAAACAGCCACAAGTGTTGCAATGCAGGCAACCAATATGGCTAATCTAGCTGGTGTTGCACCTGCTAAGATATTTGAAGATATTGCTGATAATGCTGAAATAGCATCAACATTTTTCCATGGTGATGTTGAAGCTCTAACAAAAGCAGCAGTACAAGCCCGTAGATTGGGAACAAACTTAAAATCAGTAGCATCAACAACTGAACATCTTTTAGATTTTCAAAGTAATATAGGAGATGAATTAGTAGCAGCAACATTCGTTGGTGGACAATTTAGTTTAACTCAAGCTCGTTCATTGGCAGCAGCTGGTAAATCAATTGAAGCAAACAAAGAAGTTCTAAGACAACTTGAACGAGGTGGTAAGTTTAGAGATAAAGATTACTTCACACAAAGACAACTTGCTAAAGCAGCTGGTATGAGTGTTGAGGAAATTAATAAACAATTAAATGCTCAAGAAAAGTTAAGTTCACTAAATGATGAACAAAAAGCAGCAGCTGATATAGCTATTTCTCAAGGATTAGATATTTCCAATATTAATAAAGACCAACTAGCATCTCAAGTTGAACAATTCAAACTACAACAAGAAACACAAGGACAAGTAGACAAATTAAGTAATGCATTTAAAGGAGTAGCAGCATCATTAGGTACAGCCCTAATTCCTGCTTTAGATATAGTACTGTCAATAATAACTCCAATTGCACAATTAGTTGGTGGTATTTTAAATGGCATAATTCAAATTAGTACTATGTTTGGTGGGCTACCAGGACTCCTAGTGGGAATAATTCCTATACTTTTGAAGGCAAGTATGATAGCAAGGAGTTTTGCAGTATTGGGTTTTAAAGGAGCTATTGCTGCAATATTTAGAAGTTTTGCAGCAGTACCATTTGGTTTAGGTATTCCTTTAGCCATTGCTGGAGTTGCTGGTTTAGGAGCTATGATGAAAAGTGCAAAAGGTACTGTTGGAACAGCAGATGATGTAAGTGGTGTACCTTCTGGATATGGTAACACTATGGTTACTACTGCTGGAAAAGGAACACTTGCACTAAATAATAATGATTCATTTGTAGCTGGTACTAATTTAGGTGGAGGTGGTGGTAATGATGCTAAAATGGATATGCTTATAGCTGCTGTTAAACAGACTAAGGATGTTTATATGGATGGAAGAAGAGTTACATCAAGAGTTGCAAGTAGTGTTGAGAAAACAAGTAAAAACCAATATGGATTCGGATAAGATATGCCTACATTAATAGAATTATTTAAAAATAGACAACTTCCATCACAAGGTGGAAAGACTGCAAAAGAAGCTTATGATATTCGAAATTCAAAAGATATTCGTATATCAGCAGCAGACCCATTTGTAAATACAGTTGGTATGGCTTTAGCTAGAGTATCAAGAAAGACCGTAGGAGCTAAATTAAGTGAAACTTTGTTAGAAGAAGAACTAACAGGTGTTAGGTTAATTAGAACGGCATCAATGCCATTTATATATGGTAGTGAATTACCAAGATTAACACTAAGAAGTACTCCACTTTTAGATACGATGCGAAAAGCAACTGTCCAAACAATTGGAGAGACTGAAGATGGTGAAAATATTTTTAGAGGTTCAGTTGGTGGTGGTGGATTATTAGGTGGTCTTATCAAAAAAGGTAGAGATGCGGTACTTAATAGTAAATTCTTAGGAATTCCACAAACAATAATACCAACCAAAGTAGCTACTAATACTACAATTAAAACAACTTTAAAAAGTGGTGAAATTCAAAAAAACTATTTAGAGGTATTAAAAAAAGTAAAAACTGATGGTACTGGGAAACCATTAGGTCAATTTCTAAAAGGACTTGGTGGTGGTAATATAAAAGATATAGGAAAACAAGCATTAGGTAGTGTAATAAAAGTAGGAAAAGATAAGTTAAGAGGAGCATTATTCGGAACACCTGGTACAACTGGATTCAATACAGCAACCCTAATAGGTCTTAAAAATACAACAACAAATTATGGTAGTATTTCTTCTAATAATCCGGGTGATATCAATTTCACTGCTGATTCAAATGGTATAATAGATGCAGGGGGTTTAAGGTACTCTGATACATTTAATGTAAAGATACCAATAAGTGAAGAAGAAGCAACAAAAGAAGGAAAAACGGCGAATAACCTAAATCCTAACAAACTAGATTTTATTGATATATCAGATGAAGGTGGTTTAGGTGGAAGATATTCAAAAGCTCTAACCGATTTAGATATTCCAAAAATAGAATTATTTAGTTCTATACAGCCCACTAGAAAAGCAAAAATATCCGATAAAGCAAAGATAGCAAGAGCAGAGAATATAACAAATAATGATGATTCTAGCAAAGGTGCTCGTTATAATAACTCTTCATTTGGTATAGCTCTAAATAAAAAAGGAGCATATGATATCAAACCAGATGTTACATCGGTGGATGATTTAGATAGTATAGTTCTTAAATTCGAATCAGTAAAACAAAACAAAGCAGTAAACTTTGTATCAACAATTACTGGATTGGGTGAATCTTTTTCACCTGGTTGGAGTTCTAATAAATTTATTGGAAATCCATTTAACTTTTACACATATGAAGGTATTGAACGAAGTGTATCTTTTTCATTTAAGGTATTCTCATTAAACCCATCGGAACATAAAATAGCATGGGGGAAATTAAACTTTCTAACATCGTTAGTATATCCACAGGCTTATGAAGGTGAAGCTGGTTATATTACCGCACCATTTTTAAAACTGACAATTGGTGATATGTATAAACGAAAAGAAGGATTTATAGAATCACTTTCATATGGTATAGATGATTCTACTCCTTGGAATACTGAAGATGCATATGAATCAGTTGACGGTGAGATAAATACTAAAGGATATAGATTACCTAGAATCATAAATGTAGAAACTACATTTAAATTTATAGAAACTAGAAACAATACTGAAAAAGGGAAGTATCCGTTTTCATTGGAATCTCAAAATGCAGCAAGTGAACCTGCTCCTGCATCAAATAGGTCTTCTGGATTCAACAACGTAGGCTAATTATAAAAAATGATAAATGGTAAGTAGATATAAAAATAACGAAACCAAAAAACTGAATGATGGAAGAACGGTATATCGCTCTAGAATATACCCAGAGATACCATTGAGTGATAATGATACTTATGTTGCTAGTGAGACTGGCGATAGGTTAGATACTCTTGCTTATCAGTATTATAATAATTCATCTCTTTGGTGGATTATAGCATCCGCCAACAATATACATAACGCACCATTGGGTTTAAAAGATGGTACGATTTTAAGAATACCTAGAAACTATATAGAAATTGTTAATAAATTCAAAAGCTAATGTGGCCAAAGTTATCTAATATAAATAAAGATATACATGATAAAATTACCAATAGAAATAATTTAGAAGCTTCAAAATTAAATTGTTGGGTAAGATTATTTAGTGGTGTTGGTGATGGTTTAATAATGGTATCTAACCCAGATACACAACTATTTGCTGCAGCAGGTGAAGGTGGTATTTATGGATTTGCTGGAACGGCAGACCCAGAAGCTTCTGGATTTAGTGGCACATTGGGAAACAAATGGGGGACACTTAAAGCAGGTGAATTTACACCAGGTGAACATCTAAGTCCAGAGGGAGGTAGAAGTTTAAGACCATCTCCAATGGTTACTTCATTAGAATTTAGCGAAGGTGAAGACCAAATTTCAAGAAGTGGTAAAATATCACTTAAAGTATTTTCATTAGAACAAATGGAACTTATACAAGAATACTTTATGGAGCCCGGCTATAATCTATTTATTGAATGGGGATGGAATACACCTGAAGGTGTATCCGGTCTTATTAAAACTGATGACCCTAATAAAATTCCAAGTTTAGCTTCATCTGGTAATCTAAACCAAAATCAAATTAGAAAAAAAGGAATAGATTCCACTGGTGATTACGATAATTTTTTAGGATTTATTGTAGGTGGTGGTGTTGGAAATGATGGTGAAAATTTTAGTGTAGAAATTGAACTAAGAGGAACTCCTGAGTTACCAACATATTTACAATCACAAAATCCAGCATTAAAAGTTACATACATTACAGGTGAGGGTGCAGAAGGTACTTTTGCAAAAGTAACTTCAAAGGAAGGGTCATTACCATATGGTGAAGGTGTATTGACTGGAACAGAAGGTGCTAACCCTGAAAACGTGGCAAGAGACAGACGATTTGCAACAATGTTTAATAGCTTACCAAGTCATAGACAGACAAGTGATATAATCGCAATGAAAGATAAATTTGATTTATATGATTTTGTAAATTGTGATGGTTTAATTACTGAAAATATTGATAATTATATACAAGGTTCTTTTTTCGCCAATTTAGTAAAAGCTATAAACCCTCTTCAAAAAGTAGATTCAGTAAAAGTTCAACAATTTCAAATTGAAAAAGAAAAACTATTTTCTAAGAAAAAATATATAAGATTTGAAAGAGCATTAGATATAATAGGAGGTAGTGGGTTGACTAGTTATACAATGGGAGACGACAAACTACAATGTAGTATTGATATATCCGATACTAAAATTGGAGCATTTCCGCTAATATTCTCAACAAAACCAGAATCTTTATTAATACCAGGTTTACTTCCTGATTTTGAACAATACTATCTCCAAACAACCAAACCAGATTACGACTCAATCACAGCTAACCCAGCTAAAAATTGGATTGGCCGATATGCATTTGTAACAGGACAGTCCACAAATGCTGGCCATAAAGAAAATAAAAATTTTTGGGGCTATTTAAGAAACCTATATATTAACGAAGATATGATGGTTAACAGTATGACATCTAAAAATAAAAATATTAGAGAAATACTATATGATATTTTAAATGAGATATCTTCAGCTGTAAATTCTTTTTGGGATTTTCAAATAGTAGAGGGTAAGAATTCAGCCGGAAACATAGTATTAACAGTAGTTGATAGAAATTGGGTTGGACAAAGTCCAGGTACACCAAAAGAATTTTATCACAATGGTGATAAGTCTAGATTCCTAAATTCATCACTAACTATTGATATTCCTGGTGAAATGGCAAATCAAATTATTAGTCAACGATTAGGAGCAATTACTAAAACTGATGGTGCAACTGTGGAAACTGGTACAGGTAGATTTTTTGCCAAAGCAGCAGATAGGTTTATGAAAGGATTGACAATAAACAACTCTGAAACAACCCCACCATCTGAAGATACTTCACCTGATTTAAGTAAGGTTAGTGGAAAAAATGAACAAAAAGGCCTAAATGAGGCAGAAATAAAAGCATTAAGAGCAGAATATAGAGTAATGACTAAAAGTGAAGACTATCCAGATGGTTATTACTTACGTCCCTCAAACTATAAATCCAATAAAACAAATACAGAAAGGATGGAAAAGACCGAGGTTGGTCGTAGGAGTTTAAAAGGACAAGCAATGGCACAAAAACTGCTAGAGTTAGAAAAAGAAAATGAAAAATTGGATGAAGAAGTAATAGAAGCTCAGGAAACAACTATTAATTCAAATACATCAAACTTAGATATTGTACCAAATCCCGCAGTAATCGAAAGTATTGAAGGTAAGTTGGATGATGGAGTGGTAACACAGGAAGATGCAGCAGATGAAGTAACATTCTCAGAAAATTTTAGAATTTATACATTTAGAGATACTAATTTATTTAATATAATTAAAAATAATAAATTATTAGGTCAAAACAAAGGTAAATTATCACATCCATTGCCAATTAAATATTCATTTACTATATTGGGAACAAGTGGTATAAGAAGGGGTGATATGTTCAATATAGTAGGGATACCTGAAAAATATAGAAAACATGGGTTATTTCAAGTAAACTCTGTCGAACATTCAATCGAAGGGATGAAATGGGAAACAACAATCGAAGGATTATATAGACAAGTACAATAATGGAAATAAGTAGGTATAAGCAAATAAAAAAGAAAGAAGGTAATTTAATAAAAATACCTAAAGTCACCGCATTCATACCAAATCCAATTGAAAAAGATTATTTCAAAGGATATATAGTTAGATATTTTGTTCAAAAAGCAAATGATATTAATTCTGTTATATACGAAGTTAGTAAATCAAAATATTCTAATATAACATCTTCTGATTTATATACCAATGTTAGTTTAGATTGGAGATTAATAGGAGACCCAAGCGAAATTAAGAAATCAAATATAACATCCTTACGAATTGCATCTAAAACTATTCCTAAGATTTCCTTATACTTGCCAAATCTTTTACAATTTTATAAGAAATAATTTGGATAATTGAATTATTTTTCTTATATTTGTTAGATGGTTGTAGTAGAGTCTAATAAAGAAAGAGAACATTTCATACAAATGTGGGAGAATAATCCTTCCATAGTTGTACCGATATGGTGTGATTTGGAAAAACATCCAATGAACAATGAACTTGCGTTCTTATTCGTAAGGTTGGTAAATACTGACTTTATACTCATATACAATCATATTGATGGTAAACCTCATCATTTAGACCTCTCAACCTCCACACAACCCAAATGGGTATGGAATAAGAAGGGTTTACTACAAACTGATACAAATATACAAAATATTTTTGATATATCCAACTATACCTTCTTTAAAGGTGGTAAACTTATACCCGATGAGGTACAAAATCAATCATTTATATCACATTATACCCGAATGGGTACGAGAGAGAATTTAGGAAAGATAGCACCTTTGATGAAATGGAGTGAATATCTTAAATCATTTGTAAGTAAGTTTAATCTTCCTACTCCTTCTAAAAGTTGGATTGATGATACGATGATTCCTCTCCTTTCAGATATAGAACGTTTTGGTGTTCGCGTCGATGGGAAAAAATTTATTGATAGGTATCCCAATGCAATTAAGCATTTAAAAGGCAATACCCTTTATACCGAATACAACCCATATACCGTTACATCAAGACCTTCTAATAGATTTGGTGGTATAAACTTTAGTGCTCTTAATAAAAAGGATGGAACAAGGGAAGTCTTTATCCCAAAAGAAGGACATATATTCCTACAAATGGATTATGATGCATATCATCCTCGTATTATCGGTAAGTTGATTAAATACGATTTACCCAAAACATCGGTACATCAATGGTTGGCAGACCAATACGAAGTTGATTATAGTGAATCCAAGGGAATTACATTTCAATTACTGTATGGTGGTATACCTGAGGAGTTTGACTCTATTCCCTATTATAAGAAGGTTAGAGAGTACATTGAGGTATTATGGGAGGAATCATTAAAGAAAGGGTACTTATCGACTCACAATAGAGATATACCTCTTAGCTCGATAGAAGGTGTGAATCCACAAAAGGTATTTAACTATTTACTTCAAGCAACTGAAACTGAATTGAATATGGGGATAATGAAAAAAGTGTTGGAGTTTATAAAGCAAACCGACATTGAGTTAACCTTATATACTTACGATTCGTTCTTATTTAGTTTTCCATCCGATACTCCTAAAGAACATGCACTTAAATTAAAAGAAATTGCAGAATCATTTGGATTTCCTATTAAGGTTGATTGGGGAACGGATTACTCAAAAATTTAATATTTATAGAATATAGGAATAATTACACTATGGAGAAAAACGAATTAATCAAAGAATTATTATCAGAGCTATCATATCGCTCTAATGAAGGATATCCTATTTTAGAGAATAGAGAACATATATCTATTCTTGCTGAGATATTAGACGATTGGGGATATGGTTCAATCAAAAACGAATTAATTGAAAATCTTTTAGAAGCAGAACCCAAAAGTAAAACTGATGATTTATATAAAAGCATCGGTGGTACTGGCTATGTACTTGCAAAAGATTATGATAAGTGGGAAAAGAATAAAGACGCATACACTGGTGACAAATTCACTAAAGGTAAAGATGGTCAATATACAAAACAAGGTGGTGATGATACTGAACAAACTAAAACAGGCCAAGAAATAGGAGGGCCTGAGGATTTTGCCCACGACCCAACGGTTAATGGTAATAAAAAAGCACCAAAAACAAAAAATAAATCATTATCAAATGTAGATACTCAATCAAATGAAGTTTTTACAGAAACCAAAACTGGTATTAGTGATGAAGCGTTTTCAAATGGTAAGGCAAAACAAATATATAAAAATAAAGAAGATGAACTTAAGCCATCTGATTTAGATGAGTATTTTAAATCTAATAAAATACCTAAAAAGTATCAAAAAGTAATCGCAAGACTAATAAATACTCAAAACGGCAAACAAGAAATTACTGACTATATGACAGGTGTTGGTGCAGGTGTACTACCATCGCAGTCTGGTGAAATATTAACAATGGCATCAATTGGTATGAGTGATGAAGAGTTTGAAGGATTTATGTCAACTCTTGAAAAACAAGTAGCTAAATACCCAAAAGGTACAAAGCCAATTATTACCAAAGAATGGCTCGAATCTGTAAGGCACGTAAGAACTGTTACAAATAAAAGATATGATTCACAGTTCGGTAAAGGTAATTGGGAAATTTCTAATGTAGCATGGGATGTAGAAGCTGAGTTTGAGGCATTAGGTAACGATAATTATAACAAAAATAAAGGATTCTCAAGTGATATGTACGTTAAAGTTAGTTCTAATGGTAAACCGGTGTTGGATGAAATTTCACTTAAAAAGGATTCTAATGCAAACATATATAATGGAGTTGTTACTGATATTAAACAATGGTCAAGTAATGTACCAGATGCTGCAGATATTGCTAAATATAAAAAAGGTGAAATTGAACGACCAACTCAATATGGAAAGGATGCAGTAACTTTACAAGTTGATAGAAAAATTTTAACATCTGAATTGGTAATGAAAAACAAAGAGTTGAGAACAACTCTAAATGCATTAGGTGTTGTTTCGGGTAATGCAAAGGATGGGTACAAAGTTGAACCTAAAGCAGAGGAAATTATTACTAAATTAGAATCAATGCCAATCCCACCTCCAATTGATTTAGATAGGTTTAAACAAACATTCGGAACTGGTGATAAAACAAGATTTAAGAAATATTTAATCATGCATGCCGCTATCCAAAGAGCAAAAGAAATTTCTGAAGGAAATACCGAAAAAACCACTGCTAGTGAATTTTTAAATAATCATATTGGATATGAAAAGGGTGACGATGGGAAATTTCCAGAGGGTTCAATTAAACGATATCAAAATGATACTATACAGTTTTTAGTAGAGGATGAAGATGCAAAAGAAGGATGTTTAAATGCTTTGGCAGAAAAATTACCAATGAAAGCATTATTAGAAGGTGAAGAAAAAATGGCAATAGGTGGACTATCTGCAGACCCTAAAACTTTAAGTAGAGTTTTTGGTATTTCAAGTTATGACGATTTTAAGGCTGGATTAACAATGAAAGAAGATGAAGATGGTGATAATTTCCTTGTTTATGAATCAAAAGGGCCACCTGCAAAATCAGTACCAATTTCAATAGTTAAAGTAAGACAAAAAGGACAAGGATATGCATCAAGTGTAGGGTTAGAATTTGAAATAGCACCTGAATTTGCACGTTCATTATATGATGCAAACAAAGAAGAGTATCCGCCGGAGCCAGAAATTTCTAAAAAAGAAAGAAGAAGACTTAAAGTAGATTCCAAATAAACCACCCCCAAATTTATTATTTGATATTTATAGGTGATTGAATAATTTTTAAGAAAAAATATGAAAACACAACTATTGTGTACATTTACTTCTAAGGATACTTTACAAAAGACTCTACAAGATATTAGAGAGACTTATGTGATAGTGTACAACTACATCTATATACTTCAGAACAAGGCAAATTTGGATGAACTTTATGTTACGTATAACATAAATACTGAATTTAAACCACCTCATCCGTTAGAAGATACTATACTAATACACAGAAAAAAGGAGTCAAATACCTTATATACCATTAACGCACTAAACCAATTAGTGAGAGAAGAAAATGGTGGTGTGTTGGATAAAACATTTATCATTGATTGGAAGAAATTTAGAAATTCAATAATACTTACAAATACTGAGGGTACGAAGCGTATTCAAACTCGTATCTTTGAGGTTATCGAATTTAATCAAAAATAAAAGAGTACAAAATTATGGCAAAATTCACAAGAGAACAAATCGAAGAAGCATTAAATTGTAATGGGTATAAGTACTTTACAGGTGGTAAATACGATGTTAATATCGTAGGAATTAGAAACTCATCAACTAATAATGAAATTACAAATAAATTTGATGATGCCATAACAGTTTCATATAAAAATGAAAATGATGAGTGGCAGTATCATGAATATAAATGTACAACAGACCCTGGAAAGCATTGGGCTGAAAACATAATGAATGAATCTGGAGTAGCGATACTTAAACCAGGTCAATACAGAGGTTCACACAAACTTGGTTTACATCAAGGTAAGTATGAAGCACTAAGGCAGAAATCACCTCTTAAAGTATATAGAGATAACAATAAAGATGGTAATTATGATATGATTGAAGAGAATGTACAAGAAGGTATATTTGGAATCAATATTCATAAGGCAGGAGGAAGAGCAGATGGTTCAACTCAGATTGATAAATGGTCTGCAGGTTGTCAAGTATTCTCTAAAGAATGTGATTTCAACCACTTTATGGATGTTTGTAGAAAAGCAAGTGATGTATGGGGAAACTCATTTACATATACATTGATAGAATCAAACGACATATCATAATCACATAAAAACAAAACAAATTAAAAAAGGAGAAAAGAAATTTTCTCCTTTATTTGTTTATATGAATTATTTTTCTTATATTTGTATAACAAATGGAAAAAAATACACACTTCACTTTTATTATTAAAAAACTTTTAAAAACATTTGGTAGTATCAATTATTTTTCGTATATTTGTATAACAAATGGGAAAAACTACCAATTCAACTTTAATTAAAAAAACTTTTAAAATAATTTGGAATTGTTAAAAACTTTTCGTATATTAGTATAAATAAGTGGAGATAAGCCCCCTTAAAATCGGGTTTTTTGATATTTATATATGGTGTAGGAAAGACACCTAAATAAAACCATTAAATAAATAAACCTTTAAAATTTAAAAATTATGGCATTAGATTTAGCTGCAATCAGAGGTAGACTGAACAAACTACAAAACACTTCAAACCGCAAAGATAATTTGTGGAAACCAACACCAGGTAAACACCAAGTAAGAATAGTTCCTTATAAATTTTCTCCAGAAAATCCTTTTATTGAATTATTTTTCCATTACAACATCAACAACAAAACGTATTTGTCTCCTTCTTCTTTTGGAAGACCAGACCCTATCGTTGAGTTTGCTGAAAAGTTGAAAAGAATGGGAGATAAAGAAGATTGGAAAGCTGCAAAGAAAATGGAGCCAAAATTAAGAACTTTTGTTCCTGTCATCGTAAAGGGTGAAGAATCAGAAGGTGTAAGATTTTGGGGATTTGGTAAAACTGTTTATCAAGAATTACTTGGATACATCGCAGACCCTGATTATGGGGATATTACTGATGTTGATGGTGGTAGAGATATAACTATTGAAT